TGTAAGATCTTTTTTTAAAGTTATAAAATCGCCTTCCACAACAAATGGATAAATATCTTTGAGGAAATTTTGCCGAAAATCTAGCTGAGTCCATACATCTTCGACTTGCCTTTCTAAACGGTCATTACGTTCTGCATCACTGCCTTCATTCTCGTCCTCTTGCTCTTCTTGATCGACGTAATCTACGCTCGTATTACTTTGATTTTTGATGGTTATAAGATCATTTTTATGTAAGTCATGGCGGCCGGTATAGTTTATAACCGCAGCTAACTCCGCAAGGTCTGCAAATAAATGAGGTACGCTAGGGTGAATGTCTCCAATTTTAAAAATCTTCATCGTCAGAAACCTTTTTGGCTTTAATAGTATTACCAATAAGTTTGACATTTTGACTCAAGCGTCTTGCGACCTCTAAAGCCTCTGGGTTGTAATCAACAGTAGCAACAATTCCGGCGGCTTCAATTAATGCCGATTCTGCTTTATAGAGTAATGACATGAAATCTTGTTTTAGATTTTCGGTTAACTGATAAGCAACTTTTAACTCAGCCCCATTTCTAAAAGATGTTAGAGCTTTAGGATCATCTATTACAGATGAAAGCATTCTTAAATTACGAGACTCACCTACTTTTGTCTTACCTGATTCGTCTTTTTTATAAAGCCATATGGTAAGCTCTTTTGTGTTTTCTCTGTTGATGTGTTGTGGGTGAATTATTACGTCGTTGGATGAAATGTCATCATCTTCATCTTTTTCAGAAACACCAACAAAGAATCCAATTTTCTCATCCGCTAATGCGGTTGATAAAATAGAAAATTTAATGGACTCCTCATCTAAACCTTCTATACCATAGAAGTTATTATCTTCCATTATTTTGTAAACGGCTAAAGCATCAAGACTTCGTTTGATATGATCTTTTCTGCTGCCAATTGCGCGAGCAACTTGGTGATAACGCTCACTAGTTGGTAAAGCATTAGACGTTAGCTCAAAAAGTTGCTCTATATAACGAGCCTTCGCGAGAGGTTCCCATTGCTTGACACCAGTAATGTGTCTGAAACCTAAATAAGGTAAAATTTCTGCCCTTGTATCACGAACAATAACAGGTAATGTAGCCAATTCGTTAAGCTTATTTGCAGCATTACCAGCAATCTCAAGCATTCTAGTGCTTGGTCTCTCGCATTCATATGGATTATGAATAAGTTTTACTGCTGTTAAACGACGGTTTCCTTCAACGACAATATATTTGTCGCCCTCTTTAACCGCAATAAGGGGTTCTCCGGGAAAGAAACCATTCTCTGCTATAGCATTCATTAAATCTTCGATCGAAGTGGTGAGTGCTATGTGGTTTAGCATTGCTTCTGGGGTGCGCTCAACGCCTTCTGGTAGTCGGGGGTTCTTCGTATCAAGCTCTAACTTTTTGAGATCGATGTAATCGAGACTTTCTGTCATGATTTTACTCTCATTAAAAAAGATTTTAGGCAAAGATTAACACTGGAACTAACCATAGGCTAGAACTGCAATGTTGTGCATGAAAATGCATGATCGTTTGAGGATCGTTTATGGCCAAACTCGCCAGTTCTGGCGTGGTTTTGCTTATATCGTGCAGGTGCATGAAAACCAATGCGTAAAGCGGGCAGGCGTGGCGGGGATACGAGCGCGCGGTTTTGGGGTTAATCGCGGTTTTGGGGCCTCAATGTCGGGCTGGCATGGTCATTTTTTGGGGCTGGTCGTACGCGCCTGCGTCGTGGTGAGGCACTGCGTTTCGTCGTGAGCTGCCAGGTGGCGAAAGCGCAGGAGCGCTCAGCGAGGCGCTGAGGCGCTCTGATGGTGGGGCAGGGTGTAAAGGGGATAAAAAAAACCGCCCGGAGAAGGGCGGTTGATATCAAAGGTTGGTCGGCTGAGCGTCAGTCTTCATCGGTCAGGTAGGGGTCAAAGCGTATCACCTCATCACCCAGCCACTCGTTAACTTCTGTGATACGGCCTTGCAGGGGGGTAAGTTCGTTGCGAACGAAAACGCGCGCCGCTTTTTCCACATCGCCAAACCCGCCGGTATTCGTTGGAATAATCCCCATCAGCTGCGGCGGCACGCGGTGAGCTGCCAGCATGTCATCACGGCTCACATTCTTAATGTTAAGAAACTCATCTTTCGCGGCGACTTCTGACAGCGGGATGATCTGAATGCCGTCTTTCTTGCCGTTCGGGCTGTACATAAACAGGTTGCGGAAGTTGCCTGGTCCTTTCGATTTTTTAAGTGCTTCGCGTATGTTGTCCACGTCTTTCTGATCGGCGGCGGGGTCGCTCATGTACATGATGAAACCAGCATGGCTACCATTAAGGTAATATTTACGGCGAAACAGCGTGGCCGATTCATTCAGCAGGGCGGAGGGAATAGCGGAGAGGTATTCCGGCATCCCGTAAAGCTCCTGGTTAACGTCGGGTTCCATCAGGTGAAACACGCTTCCCTCATCGAACTGATAGGGCTGTGAGTTGTAGCCATACTGTGCAAACCAGTAGGTGTCCGGGTCAATGCCACGACGGGTATATTTGGCAAGCGAGGCGCGCAGCTGCATGATCTGCCCTAACCGGTTCATGCGTTTTTCAAGGTAGGCATTACCGAATACCAGAAAGTCCTGGGCGAACCGGGAAAAGGCTTGTTTAGACAGCCAGCGATGAGGGATGAAGGTACTGGTAAGAATATTGCGTTTTACCTGAATAGCGCTGGAGTGATGCACGGCGGCGCGGTAAGTTCGCGCCAGGCCATCCATGCTGATCGGTGGTTCGTACCAGCGGTCTACCTGTACGCACTCCAGGTAATCAAATAACTCCCGGCGGTCCATCACGGGGATCGGATCGCCAAACGTAAACGCCTCCGCATGTGCATTACTGACCATGTTGGCCGTATCGGTGGCGGTCTGGCCGCGCGGTGCCTTGCTGCGGTTTTTGCGGTTAGCCATTAAAAAATCTCCACGATGTTGCTGGTACTGGCGGAAGCTCCTGCCAGTGGTTCGTTATAAAGTGCGTGCATGGTTGCCCAGGCTAAATCCGCGTGGCTGGCTTCCTCTGTGCGGGCTGCTTCGTAGGTTGGTCGATTGCCGCTGGCGGTGGTTGAACGGCGAATGGACATAAAGGACTGCGCGATATCCAGCATCCCCGCGTCAAATTCCAAGCGGCGCCCGCTGATGATGTCGTAGGCTTTAAGAACCAGGGCATTTTTTACGGTCGGGTTGTAGACAAACTCGCGCGCGGCAGGGAAAAACTGCTTAACCGTTTTGTAAACGCCATCGCCTACGCCGGTCGAGTCTATGCCGATGTAGGTCACGTTGTAGCGCCTGGTGATTTCCTCAATTGCTGATGCCTGGGCGCGGAAGTCCATCCCGCGCCACTGGTGACGCTCAAGAATACGGAATTTACCGCCGGGGACGATGGGAGGCGCAATGACCACGCAACCGGCGCTGTCACCGTTCTGCGTTCCTTTTGCCGGGTCATAGCCGATCCAGACAGGGTGATATGCAAACGGACGCAGTAAAAGCGGTTCGAAATCGTCCCACACATCCCAGCTGTCAACCATGCAGGACTGCAACAACGCCAGCGGGAACACGGACGCCAGGTCGTCAACAAACTGACACATCAGCAGGTTGTTGTATTCGTCCGGGCTGTACTCCAGGCGCAGCTGGTCCAGGTCGAAAAGGTTACACCCGCCGTTTACGGCATCTTCAATGGTGACTATCTGGCGGTACTGGCCGTCAGGGCATAAAACGCCGTGCGCCAGGCTGCTGTGAGAAAGGTCAAATTCTACTCTGTCGGCTTTCGGGCGCCCTTTATTGAACAGGGCACCAGACCAGAACGGGTAGGCGCTGTGCGTCAGGCTGGAAGGTGTAGAGAAATAGGTCTGGCGCCATTTTTTGTGCAGCGCCATACCGGAGGCCACCTTGCGCAGCTCCTGGAATTTAGGTATCCAAAAATACTCATCAAGATACAGATTGCCGTGATAGCTCTGCGCGGTACGGGCGTTTGTACCGAGGAAGTAAAGACAGGCTCCGTTAGGCAGCACCATCGGATCGCCTTTCAGCTCAACGTCCACCTCTTTTGCGAAGTCGATGATGTACTGTTTAAAAACGTGTGCCTGAGCTTTACTCGCTGACAGAAAGATTTGATTTCGTCCCGTGGTCAGCGCGTCTATCAACGCTTCACGGGCGAAATAGTAGGTTGCACCGATCTGGCGTGACTTTAAGAGGTTGCGGATACGGTGCTTGATGCCAGCGTCCCACCAGTGGCGCTGGTACTCGAACATACCGGCGCGGAAAATCTCTTCCAGCTTTTCGATCTGCTCGTCGGTAAACAGGTTTTTTTCCGGTGGCTTGCGCGGGCCTTTATTGCGGTTCGCCACGTTGGGATTCAGATCTGCTTCATTCCCGCCATTGTTAAATTTGCCGATCCTGGCCTGTCGTTCTGACTGACGCGCCAGCAGGTCAATTTCTTTAAAGTCCTTTCCTTCCTTCTGCTCCTTCATGACGAGCTGGCAGTAACGTGCGGCGGTGGTGAGCTGCATCTGATCTAGTGGACCATATTTGCCCCACTTATCGCGTTTTTTCCAGCTGTGAACGGTTGCAACTTTCTCGCCCAGCATTTCAGCAATGCGGGCTACGCGGTATCCCTGAAAGTACATCAGCATTGCCTGACGACGGGGATCGAGGTCTGCGGGGGTCAGTGTTGTCATGGCACAAACATACGGCCTCAAATCAGCACTTTCCCCGGCTTCGCATTGTGTGGGAGTTCGCACAAGCCCAACGCGTTGTTTACACGCGCCCATCACCGCAAACATAAGGCTCTGAACGTGTTACGAACTAACTAACCGGAGCCGGACCGATGGCAAAAAAATCTAAGCGTTTTCGTATTGGGGTCGAAGGGGCCACAACTGACGGGCGCGTTATTGAGCGTGAATGGCTCACCCAGATGGCAGCGAGCTATAACCCGCAGGTATACACCGCGCTGATCAATATGGAACACATCAAGGGCTTCACCCCTGATGGGCCTTTCCGTCGTTTTGGCATGGTGGAAAAGCTGGAAGCGGAAGAAATCACCGAAGGGGCATTGTCCGGGAAAATGGCTCTGTATGGCTGGATTGCCCCGACTGACGATCTGGTCACGATGACCAGCAACTGGCAGAAGCTTTTCACCTCAATGGAAGTTAACACCAGCTTTGCCGATACCGGCTCCGCTTATCTGGTTGGCCTGGCGATTACTGACGATCCTGCAAGCCTCGGCACTGAAATGCTGCAGTTCAGCGCCAGCGCAGAACATAACCCCCTGGCGCGCCGCAAGCTGGACAAAGACAACCTGTTTACCGCTGCTGTTGAAACGCTGATCGAGTTTGAGGATGTGCCGGAAAAAACCAGCCTATTTACCCGCGTGAAAGAGCTGTTGTCCCGCAAAGGCGCCGATGATAACGCCCGATTTGCCGATGTAAATCAGGCTGTTGAAACCATCGCGCGTGAGCATCAGACGCTGGCGGAGCAGGTCAGCACCCATCAAACCGATTTCAGCAACAAGCTGAGCGATATGCAAAAGGTTGTTGAAGAGACAACCAGCGCACTCTCCACCCTGCGTGAGCAGCTTTCCACCCAGGACAGCCGCAGCGAGCGCCGCCCTAATGCGACCGGCAATAACGGCGCAGAACAAACCACCGATTGCTGAGGGAGCAAAAGTACAATGAAAAAAGAGACTCGCTTTAAATTTAACGGTTATCTGACGCAGCTCGCCAAACTCAACGGCGTATCTGTGAGCGATATCGCCTCGAAATATACGGCTGAGCCGTCAGTGGCGCAGACGCTGGAAACGAAAATCCAGGAGTCTTCCTCGTTCCTGCAGAAAATCAACATTGTCCCGGTTGATGAGCAGTCCGGCGAGCGTCTGGGGCTGGGTATTGGTTCCAGTATTGCCGGAAATACTGATACCACTCAGAAAGACCGTGAACCCGTTGATCCGACTTACATCGACGGTGAAGGGTACAAGTGTACCCAGACCAACTCTGATACGGCGCTGCCCTATGCGAAGCTGGATTTATGGGCCAAATTCCAGGACTTCCAGACGCGCATCCGTGACGCCATCATTACCCGTCAGGCGCTTGACCGCATCATGATCGGCTTCAACGGCGTGAAGCGTGAGAAAACGTCAGACCGCGTGACCTATCCACTGCTGCAGGATGTGAATATCGGCTGGCTGGAAAAAATCCGCCAGGAGAAACCCGTTCAGGTGATGGATAAGATCGTGTCCGAAGGCGAGGTGATTTCTCAGACTATCCGTGTCGGTAAAGGCGGTGATTTCCTGAATCTGGACGCGCTGGTTATGGGCGCCGTGAATGAGAAAATCGCGCCGTGGTATCAGGAAGATACGGAGCTTGTCGTTATCGTCGGGCGCCAATTACTGGCGGATAAATATTTCCCGATCGTCAACCGTGACCAGCCAAACAGCGAAGCGCTGGCGGCGGATCTTATCATCAGCCAGAAGCGTATCGGCAACCTCCCGGCCGTTCGTGCGCCGTTCTTCCCGGCGAATGCCATGCTGATCACCCGCCTGGATAACCTGTCTATTTACTGGCAATCAGGCTCCCGCCGCCGTTCGGTCATCGACAATCCGAAGCGTGACCGCGTGGAGAACTTCGAGTCCGTTAACGAGGCGTATGTTGTCGAAGATTACGACGGCGTTTGCCTTGTTGAGAACATCGAACTGTTGCCCGTGCAGGCAGGTGGCAATGCCAGCCCAGCGCTGACAACTGAAACCATCCAGGAAATCGTCACGGCAGCGGTGAAAGGCGCGCTTGATGCGCAGGCAGCTGGCGGTACTGGCGCCGGAGCGTGATAAATGAATCCGTTCCGTGCTCACACTCAGTATGTACAGGCACAGGATGCCGCCCGGCAGGGCGGCAGTCATGCCAGTATGACGGGCTACAACCAGATGCTGTTACAGCTGACAGAACACCGCAGGCGCCTTAAAACCGTCCAGTCAAATGAGCGCAAGGCTCAGCTCAAACGTGAGTTTCTTCCCGCTTATGCCTCATGGATTGCCGGTTTACTGGATGCTGACGCGTCAGGCCAGGACGACGTGGCTATGTACGTCATGATCTGGCGCATTGATGCCGGAGACTATACCGGCGCGCTGGACATTGCCCGTCATGCCATTAAACACGGCTGGGTCCTGCCGCAGCGCTTCAACCGGACCTGCGGGACCGCAGTTGCGGAAGAGTTTGCCGACGCGGCAATGCGCGCTTTTTCTGCCGGTGAATCATTCAATGCCGCCATTCTTACCCAGGTGCTCGATATCGTTGAAGGTCAGGATATGCCGGATCAGTCCCGCGCCCGACTTCATAAGGCGATGGGCTACGCGCTGCGGGATAACGATCAGGCAGTGGCGGCACTTAACCATCTGAAGCGTGCCCTGCAGCTGGATAACAGTTCTGGCGTCAAAACCGAAATCAACAAGCTTGAAAGCCGATTGCGACAGGCAATGTCGGCTTAACGAATCGTGCCAACGCGCGGGGCGGCACGGGGTGGCGACAGGCTTTATGCCGCGTCAAAACCCCGTCCACCGCCCAACTATTTGGGAGTGCCAGAAATATGCAATTCGTTTCGCCGGAACAGGCCGGGGAAAGTACCCAGGACGTTATTAAAAACACCAGTTTCTGGCCTGATGTCAGGGTTTCAGAGTTCCGCCGTGATATGCGCATGGATGGGAGTGTCACCGATCCACGTCTGCGTCTGGCGTTGCTGACAGCAATTGCTGAAGTTAACGCAGATCTTTATGAGTTCCGCGAGAAACAACGAGAGCAGGGGTATGCGAGCTTGGCCGACGTCCCTGCTGATGTGATCGACGGCGAAAGCCAGCGGCTCATGCTGTATCGCCGTGCGGTGTTTTGCTGGGCAAAAGCAAACCTGGTTGAGCGCTATCGCGATTTTGACGCAACCGGCGATGGAAGCAAGAAAGCCGAAGATATCGAAACAACCTTAGGTGAGCTGTGGCGCGATGTGCGCTGGGCGGAGTCCCGTCTGCGCGATATGCCGCATATGACGGTGGAGCTGATTTGATGAAAGTGCGTGTGCATCAGTATGACACGGTGGACGCACTCTGCTGGCGCCATTACGGGCGCACGCAGGGAGTCACTGAACAGGTGCTGCAGGCGAATCCGGGGCTGGCTGAATATGGCCCCTTTTTACCGCACGGGCTGCAGGTGGAGCTGCCGGATATCACGGCGTCAACCACTGCGCAGACTGTCCAGTTATGGGACTGAACTATGACGCTTGAACGAATCAGCGCCTTTATCACTTACTGCGTTGCCCTGCTTCTGGCATGGCTCGGCGATTTGTCTCTTAAAGATGTATCGACCATTACCGGTCTGGCTCTGGGGATTATTACTGCAGCGGTGACCTGTTATTTACGCTGGAAAGCCTATCAGCTGCTACGGGACGGCAGAATATCCAGGGGGGAATATGAGTCCTTCAATCGTTAAGCGTTGCCTGGTCGGCGCGGTGCTGGCGATTGCCGCCACGTTGCCGGGCTTTCAGTCGCTTCATACCTCCGTCGAGGGGCTGAAACTGATTGCTGATTTCGAAGGGTGCCGCCTACAGCCATACCAGTGCAGCGCCGGGGTCTGGACTGACGGGATCGGCAATACGTCCGGGGTAGTGCCAGGCAAAACCATAACGGAGCGACAGGCCGCGCAGGGGCTGATTAATAACGTGTTGCTGACGGAAAAAAGGATTGAAGCCTGCCTGCAGGTTAAGCCACCTCAGCATGTTTACGATGCCCTGATCAGTATCGGCTTTAATGTTGGAACGGGGGCAATCTGCCGGTCAACAATGGTTTCTTACATCAATCGCCAGCAATGGTGGCAGGCGTGCAACCAGCTCCCCCGCTGGGTTTATGTAAATGGTCAACGGAATAAAGGGCTGGAAAACCGGCGCGCCCGTGAGCTTGCCTGGTGTCTTAAAGGGGCAGGGGCATGACGCGCGCGCTGGCGGTGATCCTGGCTCTGGTGCTGGCACTGCTGGGCTGGCAGTCATGGCGGCTCAACAATGCCGATCACACCATCGGGACGCAGGCTGAGGCGCTTAAAAAGAACAAGCGGGAGCTGGCGAAGAAAAACAGCCAGCTCATCAGCCTGTCCATTCTTAACGAAACCAACAGCCGGGCGCAGACGCAACTTTATGCTGCAGCGGAGGAGACTTCCGCGCTGTTGCGGAGTCGTCAGCGCCGGATCGAGGAGCTAAAACGTGAAAACGAGGATTTACGCCGCTGGGCTGGCACTCCTTTGCCTGCTGACATTATCCGGCTGCGGGACCGCCCGCCCCTCGCCGGAGGTGCAGCTTACCGTGAGTGGTTGTCCAAAAGTGACGCAGTGCCGCCTGGACAGGGCAGCGCCACGCAGTAATGGGGATCTGAATCAGGTGCTGGATGAGACTGAGGCCGCCTGGGCGGTATGTGCCGACAAAGTGGACACGATCATTGCGTGTCAGGAGAGAGACAGTGAACAAGCCGCAGTCCTTACGCAACGCCCTGAATAAATCGGTGGCGTATGTCCGTGACAACCCTGACAAACTGCACCTTTTTGTTGATAACGGTTCGCTTGTCGCAACCGGCGCCCGTTCAATGTCATGGGAATATCGCTACACCCTGAACGTGGTGATTGAAGATTTTAGCGGCAACCAGAATTTAGTGATGGCGCCCGTGCTGCTCTGGTTAATGACCAATCAACCGGACGCCATCAACAACCCGGAGCTGCGCGAAAAACTTTTTACCTTTGACGTCGATATCCTGAGCAACGATCTGTGTGATCTCAGCCTCAATCTGCAGCTCACGGAGCGCGTGATTGTCAGCACAGACGGCACCGTATCGAGCGTAGATGCGGTGCCGGAACCCGACGTACCCGAAGAAATGTGGACGGTGAAACGTGGATGACCTGCAGAGGGTGGATGACTGGCTGGCGGCCCTGCTGGCGAATCTGGAACCGGCAGCCCGCAACCGTATGATGCGACAACTGGCGCAGGAGCTGCGCCGGTCGCAACAGCAAAACATCAGGCTGCAGCGCAATCCAGACGGCACCGCCTTTGAGGCGCGCCGGGTGACGGCCAGAAGTAAAAAGGGGCGCATCAAGCGCCAGATGTTCGCCAAATTGCGCACCACTAAATACCTGAAAACCGCAGCCACTGCGGACTCTGCCAGCGTGCAGTTTGATGGGAAAGTCCAGCGCATCGCCCGTGTACATCACTATGGCTTGCGTGATCGGGTCAGCCGTAAAGGGCCGGAAGTCAAATATGCAGAGCGCCGGTTGCTCGGCATCAATGATGAATCAGAAGACATTACGCGAGACGTCTTACTGCGTTGGTTGTCACAGTGATTTTGTGTCAGGGATGACACACCCCGCCACGCTGCCGCACTCCCTCCGCGCGTGGCAATCTTGCCTTCATGAATACGCAATTAACCGAAATCATGCGCCTTATCACCAATCTGATCCGCACCGGCATTGTGACCGAAGTGGACCGGGACGGCTGGCTGTGCCGGGTAAAAACGGGCGATCTCGAAACCAACTGGATTAACTGGCTGACCTACCGTGCAGGTAAATCCCGCACCTGGTGGTGCCCGTCTCCAGGGGAGCAGGTGGTGCTGTTCAGCTTGGGCGGCAATCTTGAGACAGCCTTTGCGCTTCCGGCCATCTACTCCAACGCCTGCCCGCCGCCGTCAGACTCTGAAAGTGCAGACGTGACCGCATACGAGGATGGCGGCTGGTTCGAATACGACCCCGCCACCGGGCGCTGGATTATTCGCGGCGTGAAAACCGTGCTGATTGAGTCTTCGCAGGTTGTCTCCTGCAAAACCGGTGAGTTTGTGATCGAGGCTGACACCACCCGTATTAACAGCAATGTGATCCTGAACGGCGATGTAACCCACGGCGGCGGCGCGATGACGTCAAACGGCGTCGTTGCTGATAAGCATAAACACCCTGGCGACAGTGGCGGAACGACGGGAGATCCATTTTGACGCTCTATATCGGGATGAGCCGCGATACCGGCAGAGCCATAACGGAAACTGACCACCTGCGCCAGTCGGTGCGTGACATTTTGCTGACCCCGCAAGGGAGCCGGCTTGCGCGCCGGGAGTATGGTTCCCTGCTTTCAGCGCTCATTGACCAGCCGCAAAACCCGGCGCTGCGCCTGCAGATCATGGCTGCGGTGTATGTGGCGCTGCGGCGCTGGGAGCCGCGGCTGCAGCTGGACACCATCACGGTTAACAGCAGCAGCATGGATGGCGCAATGGTTATTGAGCTGGCAGGCCAGCGTAATGACGGCGTGCCCGTGTCCCTTTCCGTATCGACAGGAGCAGACAATGGCCGTTATTGATCTTTCCCAGCTGCCGCCGCCGCAAATTGTGGATGTGCCGGATTTTGAAACCCTGCTGTCTGAGCGCAAGGCTGAATTTGTCGCGTTATTTCCGGCAGAAGAACAGGAGGCCGTGGCCCGCACCTTAACGCTTGAGTCTGAGCCGGTGGTGAAAATGCTGCAGGAAAATGTGTACCGGGAGCTGCTGCTGCGCCAGCGGATTAACGAGGCGGCTAAAGCCGTGATGGTGGCCTATTCCGGCGGGGATGACCTGGACAATTTAGGCGCGAATAACAACGTACAGCGCCGGGTGATTACGGCTGCGGACGACACCACAACGCCGCCAACGGAGGCGGTAATGGAATCTGACGCGGATTATCGCCAGCGCATCCCGGCAGCCTTTGAGGGGATGAGCGTTGCCGGTCCAGTCGGTGCTTATGAATATCACGCGCTTAGCTCGGATGGTCGGGTGGCGGACGCGTCGGCGTTCAGCCCGTCACCGGCGGAAGTCGTGGTGACTATTCTGGCCCGTGACGGCGATGGTACTGCGCCGGAAGACTTACTGCAGGTCGTCGGTGAGGCCCTTAATGATGAGGCTGTACGGCCGGTGGCGGATCGGGTGAGTGTCCGATCTGCTGAGATTGTCCCCTATGAAATTGATGCGGTTCTTTATGTCTATCCCGGCCCGGCAAAGGAACCCATCCTGGCGGCCGCGAAAGCGCAGGGTGCGGCATATATCAACGAGCAGCGTCGTCTGGGGCGTGACGTGCGGTTGTCTGCGATCTATGCCGCTCTGCATGTTCAGGGCGTCCAGCGCGTTGAGCTGATGAAGCCCCTGGCGGACATGGTGTTAGATAAAACGCAGGCGTCATATTGCACCGATTTTAAGGCAGAAATTGGTGGCTCTGATGACTAGCAGTCTGTTACCGCCGGGGTCGTCTGCGCTGGAGCGCAGGCTGGCGCAAGCCTGTTCAGGTATCAGTGATTTAAACGTACCGCTGCGTGACCTGTGGAACCCGTGGAAATGCCCGGCAAAGTTTCTGCCGTATCTGGCCTGGGCTTTCTCCGTTGACCGATGGGAGGAAACCTGGACAGAAACCGCTAAGCGGCAGGCAGTAAGTGATGCGTTCTGGATCCATCAGCGAAAAGGAACGGTGGCGGCAGTTAAGCGGGTGATCGAGGGGCTGGGTTACTCAATGACCCTTGAGGAATGGTGGGAGGTAGCCGACCCTGCCGGGACATTCCGCCTTGAGATTGACCTGAATGAAATCGGCATCACGGAGCCGATGATAAACGAGCTTGAGCGAATTATTGGTGACGCAAAGCCGGTCAGCAGACATATATCGCAGCTCATGCTATCTGCATCATCGAAGGGTATCTCGAATATTGGGGCCGCTCTATTCGATGGCGAAATTATTACCGTTTATCCATTAGGATATAAGCCGGAAGAGAGCATTCATTTCGACGGCATAGCGTATTACAACGATAACTATCATTACTCAGGGGATTAACTGACATGCCTTCAATCACTGAAAATTCGCAATGGGAAAATATTATTCCCTTAATTACCCGCGCGGATAAAGTAGAGGGCGGAAGTGCGGGCCTGATTAATGTCCAGACCCGTATACTGGCCGACCGTACCACGTACCTGAAGGAGCAGCTCGACGCCTATAATGGCCTGCTGAAATCAGGCGACCTGCCATTTACCGATAAAATAGCGGCTCAGAGCGCCATCACTGCCGGAAAGATACCTGATGGCGGGATTTTCTCCGTGCGCTCAGATAATCCTCTCTACTGGGCGGAAGAGTGCAAAAACGTATCGGGAGTGGTTATTTCAACCGGGAAGTATTTACCCGCTGACCAGGCGTTGCGCCGGTCTAATATTCTGTTTGATGCGTTTAATGAAAATTCAGCTTCGGATCTGAAGTTCGGGGGGTGGGACTGGTATCGCGGGGCAGCAGTTACATTCAGCTCATCTGATGCTGATATCCCGTTGCCGACCCCGGTGGCTCAGTATTCTGGCGTATGGTCTGCTGACAAATACTACGACCTGGCTCGTTTACCCGTCAGGGCTGGTGATCGGCTCACTTTTTCCGTGCTTGCGTGGTTTCAGAATGCGGGATCTAAATTTCATATTTTCTGGATGGCCGCCAATGGTGCTGTGATTTCATCTAAATCACAACTGGCATTATCTGCCGGAATTAACACACCTGTATTAACCGATATTATTCCTGCTGACGCCTCATACGTCAGGATCCGCGTGGAAAATACCACCACAGGCGCTTTTAAGGTCGGCGCTTATGCCGCCTCCCGTGGCGTTATCCCGCCGGAGTTTGTCCGGGCGTCGCCGGATAAGGTTCAGATGTCTGCGATCATTTCATCAGGCGTTGCTGGCCTGGTTTCGCGAGTCGATGCACTTCAGGGGGCAATTTCCGTCGGTTATGCCTACGGCGCAGCATGGCAGGCCGGAAAGTTCATCAACCCGAACACGGGCGTGGCAACAGATAACGCCGCACTAAACTGCGCTTTCGTACCTCACCGGGATGGTGATGGCTGGTTAGTTACAGCCCTGGTGACAGGGGCAGCGACGGCCCTTGCGGTCTACATGAATGCTGCGGGCACTGTGCTGGGTGTTGAAGGGCGAGGAACGGTCACGCCGCAGCAGTTTACAAACTACCGCCTGAATGTCCCGGCAGGTACGACACAAATCGGCATTACAGGCCGCAATTCAGCAGAAATGGCAGTGAAAAAACTGGCTGTTGTTGAGACTGCCGGCGTGCTTTCCAGTATTGATTCTCTTGATGTTCGCGTTAAAGCTATGGAAGACGCGATGGTATATGACTTTGTTAAACAGGATGTTGCGATTACTGCCGGGGCGTATATCAATCGTGCGAATGGTTCTATTGTGGCGAACAGTGCGTTTGATTGTGCCGTGTTCAGTTATACGACGGGAGACCGCTGGAAAGTCACAGCCCGCGTGAACGGCAGCGGGGTTTCACTGGCGGTCTACACAAACAGCGCGGGCACCGTCATCGGGACTGAGGTTGCAGGCACGACAGAATCAGTGGACTTTATTGATTACGAACTGTCACCCCCAGCCGGTACGGCAAAAATCGGCATTACAACACGAATCGCCGTCCCCATTATTGCCAAAAAGTATGTCGTCGTTCCCGGTGGTGGTGGATCTGTCAGCCCCTGGTCAGGAAAAAAAATCGATGTTATGGGCGACAGCAACGTCGCATACAACAAGTGGCAACCACTTGTCGCGGCAGAGCTGGGATGTTCATTCCTGAACCACGGCGTTGGCGGTTCGAAAATTGCCAAGCCTGACAGCGCGTCAACGCAAATCAGCATGTGCGATGACGTACGAATTAATGCCCTGGACACATCGGCAGCGGCGTGGATTTGCGGCCCGTGGGGAACAAACGACTGGGCGCAAAATATTCCGATTGGGAATATCTCCGATACAGTCAACACCACCGTTTACGGTGCGCTGAATATCATCGCTCAGAAACTGCGTGCGCGCGCCCCAACAAAACCTATCCTGTGGGCCACGCCGTTCAATGGCGACTATGATTCGCCACGCTCAGCGGCATGGGCTGACGGCGAAACAAACGGATACGGGCGGGTTTCTGACTATGCGGCGGCTATACGCGCTGTGGCGTTGAGATACGGTTTTCCATTAATTGACCTGAACGCCGATTGTGGGTGGACGAAATTCAACAGCACCAGTTTTTTGCTGACGGAAGGGGATTCAAACCCGTCCCGAATCCACCTCAATGCAGGTGCGGGGCCTGCACGAATATCGGCGCTGGTTATTGACCGTCTTAATTCCCTTGAGCAGTTTGCCGTCTGAGACTGACAGCACAGGGATACCTGCACCGGCGTGATTCAGATGCGCCGGTTTTCCGGAAGCCGAACAACGAAAAGAGAGGGCGCGGTGAGCGAGAAATTTTACACAGTCCTGACTGAGCATGGTGAAGCTGCGTTCGCTCAGGCCATTGTGACAGGCGTACCCGTCAATATTACGGAAATGGCCGTCGGAGACGGCGGGGGCGCGCTGCCTGAATTTGACAAAACAAAAACCGGGCTGGTCAATGAAGTTTATCGCGCCCGCGTCAACAGAGTGGTGATTGCTGACGATGCCGCGAATGTTATTCGCACAGAGTTGATTATCCTGCCCCAGGCCGGAGGATTCTGGATAAGGGAAGCGGCATTGTATGACGAGAGCGGCGTATGTCTGGTTGTGGCCACCGTTCCCCCGTCTTATAAACCGCTGCTTGCTCAAGGATCCGGGCGGCTTCACGCGGTCAATCTGTGGATTGCCGTCAGCAGCACGGAAGATGTGACGCTGAAAGCTGACCCGTCTGTTATCCTTGCGACGATTGAGGAAGTTAACCAGGCAAAAAGCGAGGCAAAGGATTATGCCGATGAAGCTGTTTCAGAGCTGGGAAAGAACATCCAGGAAGAGATGGGTGAGCTGGATAAAAACACCCAAAAGGCCATCGCCGATGCTGTGAAAAAAGCGGTCAGTGACGCATGGGAGCAGGATAACCCTGTCGGTACCACGCGCTTTTTTAATCAGAACCTCAACCCGAATCAGCGCTGGCCGTGGTCTCAATGGGTTTACACCGGCGAAAATAAAACAATTCGCGTCGGAAAAGCTGACGGCTCAAACGTCGGGCAAGCTGGCGGCAGCGATAACGTCACGCTGCAGCGGAATAACCTGCCCGCTGTGCAGATTAACGTCAACGGCGAAACCAGCGAGTTACCTGCACATGAGCTGACAACCAGGGGGGCTGGCAGGCACAAACACCAGGGAGGGATGGCAGCACCGGGTGAGGCATGGGACGGGAATTATATTGTCGGCTCCGATAATGACAGCCACCGCACCCGTAATTACACCAGTGAAGCTGACGATCATACCCATATCGTTGATATCAAGGCCCACAAACACACGACCAGCGGCAAAACCGACAACCTCGGCGAAGGTAAATCGTTCAGTGTGGTTGAAGCTCACATCCTGCTGATGTGCTGGAGCCGCGTTGCCTGATAAACCCCGGTATCAGTCTGCCCCGATAAGGGGCTTTTTTCTGTCTGCGGTTGTGCCATTGACGGTACAACGGCCATCAACGGCTTGCGGTGAATGATTTCCCTACCATGGGTGAACCCCTAAACAGGAGATTCATTCATGGCGCAAGACTATCACCACGGCGTGCGTGTTGTTGAAGTTAACGACGGCACCCGCTCTATCACGACGGTGAGTACGGCGATTGTGGGCATGGTATGCACCGGCGATGATGCCGATGCCTCTGTGTTCCCGCTCAATAAGCCGGTTCTGCTTACCGATGTACTGACCGCCAGCGGCAAAGCGGGCGAGTCCGGCACGCTGGCCCGCTCACTGGACGCCATCGCCGACCAGGCAAAACCCGTCACCGTTGTGGTGCGTGTTGCCCAGGGCGAAACCGAAGCGGAAACCACCTCCAATATTATCGGCGGTGTAACCGCTGACGGTAAGAAAACGGGCATCAAAGCGCTGCTTTCGGCGCAGTCGCAGCTGGGCGTGAAGCCGCGCATTCTGGGCGTGCCGGGCCATGACACGCAGGCTGTTTCCACTGAGCTGTTAAGCGTGGCGCAGAGCCTGCGCGGTTTTGCGTATCTGTCTGCCTACGGTTGTAAAACCGTGGAAGAAGCGATTGCCTACCGCGAAAATTTCAGTCAGCGAGAAGGGATGCTGATCTGGCCTGATTTCATCAACTTTGACACGGTGCTGCAGGCGGATGCGACTGCTTACGCCACTGCCCGTGCGCTGGGTCTGCGTGCAAAAATCGACGAGCAGACCGGCTGGCATAAAACCCTTTCTAACGTGGGCGTCAACGGCGTAACCGGCTTGTCTGCGGATGTGTTCTGGGATCTGCAGGACACGGCAACCGATGCCGGACTGCTGAACCAGAACGACGTCACCACCTTGATCCGCAAGGATGGTTTCCGCTTCTGGGGTTCCCGCTGCCTCAGCGATGACCCGTTATTCCAGTTTGAAAACTACACCCGTACCGCGCAGGTGCTGGCAGACACCATGGCGGAGGCGCATATGTGGGCGGTGGACATGCCGCTTAACCCTTCGCTGGCTCGCGACATTATCGAAGGTATCCGCGCCAAAATGCGCAGCCTGGTAAATCAGGGCTACCTCATCGGCGGTGATTGCTGGATTGATGACAGTGTGAATGACAAAGACACGCTGAAAGCCGGGAAACTCTGGATCGACTACGACTATACGCCAGTGCCGCCACTGGAAAACCTGATGCTGCGCCAGCGCATCACTGACCGTTACCTGGTGGATTTCACCACCCGCGTAAGCGCATAAGGGGGACCCATGGCCTTACCACGCAAGTTAAAACACCTGAATATTTTTAACGCCGGTAACAACTGGATGGGCATTGCTGAATCCGTCACCCTGCCGAAATTCACCCGCAAGCTGGAAAACTACCGCGGCGGCGGCATGCCCGGTTCAGTCGGTATTGATCTGGGGCTGGATGATGGCGCGCTGGATACGGAAATGACCATCGGCGGTACGGAGGCGCTTCTGTTTAAACAGATGGGCAAAGCCACGGTGGACGGCGTACAGCTGCGCTTTACCGGGTCTATTCAGCGCGACGACACCGGCGAAGTGCAGGCCGTTGAGCTGGTCGTCCGTGGGCGCCACAAAGAGGTGGATTCCGGCGAGTGGAAAACCGGCGAGAGCAATTCCACCAAAGTCAGCAGCGTTAACTGTTACGCGAAGCTGACCATTAACGGTGAAGTGCTCTATGAGGTCGATTCGATCAACATGATTGAAATTGTTGATGGTGTTGACCTGATGGAAGAACACCGTAACGCCATCGGTCTGTAATTTTTTCCTGGCGCGCGAGGTCGCGCCAGCCAACCCATAACAGGAAAAGAGCATGAGTGAGAAAACAGAAGCAACGGTGAAACTGGATAGCCCGATTAAGCGCGGTGATACCACGATTACGGAAATTGTGCTGCGTAAGCCGCAATCCGGCGCGCTGCGCGGTACGCGACTGCAGGCGGTGATGGAGATGGACGTGGCCTCTATGATGACCGTGATCCCCCGCATCTCCACACCAACGCTGACCCCGCAGGAAATGGCGGACCTCGACCCGGCAGACCTGGCCGCGATGTCTGTCGAGGTGGTCCTTTTTTTGTTGCCGAAGTCGGCACTTGCCGATTTGCCGACAGCCTGACGGTAGATGACCTGGTGGCGGATATCGCCACGATATTTCACTGGCCGCCGTCCGTCACTGACGTTATGCCGCTGACGGAAGTGCTGGAGTGGCGGCACAGAGCGATAATGCGTAGCGGGGCCAGCGATGAGTGATAAAAACCTGCGCCTGCAGGTGGTTCTGAATGCGGTTGATAAACTCACCCGCCCTTTAAAAAATGCGCTGGCTGGCTCGAAGGAGCTGGCCTCCGGCATCCGGCAGACCCGTGATCAGCTTAAACGGCTTAACGACGCGGGGAGCCAGTTAAAATCTTTTGATCAACTCTCACAGAGCCTGAACCGGACCAGCAACGAGCTGGACCAGGCGCGGCTGCGTGCGCAGATGATGACGCGCGAGCTGGCAGCGCTCGAATCCCCCACGAAAAAACAGACGCAGGCGCTTGAGGCGCAATGGCGCGCCGTATCACGCCTGGAACAAAAGCAGCAGCAGGAAACGCGGCAGATGGCGGCAACCAGGGCGGAGCTGTATCGCCTTGGCATCTCTGCGGGCGGCGGTGCCCGTGAAACAGCCCGCATTACCCGCGAAACGGATCGCTATAACCAGCAGCTGGCAGAGCAGGAGCGGCGCTTGCGGGACGTGGGCGAGCGCCAGCGCAAGCTGAATGCGATCAGGGCCAAAGCTGACAAGATGCGCGACGTGCGTAACAACCTGGCGGGGAACGGTGCCGGGATGATGGCGGCCGGGGTGACAACGGGCGCGACGCTAACGGCGCCCATTCGCGCTTACTCGGAATCAGAGAACGCGGCTAACCAGCTGGCAGGCTCCATGATGGGGCCGGGCGGAAAGGTAGCGCCGGAGTTTGCGAAGCTAAACAAGCTGGCAATCGCCCTGGGTGACCGGCTGCCCGGCACCACGGCAGACTTTCAGAACATGATGACCATGTTGCGCCGTCAGGGCATGTCTGCGCAGGTCATCCTGGGCGGGCTGGGTGAGTCGGCGGCGTACCTCGGCGTACAACTGCAGATGGCACCAACGGATGCCGCAGAGTTTGCTGCAAAACTGCAGGATGCCACGCAGACCACCGAAAAGGACATGATGAGCCTGATGGATGTGATCCAGCGGGGTTATTACGCGGGCGTTGACCCCGGCAATATGCTGCAGGGTTTTTCGAACATTGGTAGTGCAATGGATATTATCCGTCAGAAGGGATTGGGGGCAACGAAGGTATTTGCACCATTGCTGGTGATGGCGGATCAGATGGGGATGGCTGGCGAGTCAGCAGGGAATGCCTACCGTAAAATATTCCAGGCTGTCATGGATACCAAAAAAGTTAATAAAGCCAATGCCTCAATTAAAGGATCAGGAGTCAAATTAGACTTTACTGATGGAAAAGGGGAATTTGGTGGACTGGATAAACTATTTGCCCAGCTTGATAAGTTAAACAAATTAAATACAGAGCAAAGGCTTGCGACGCTTAAAGCGGTATTTGGTGACGATGCCGAAACGCTAAAGGTATTGAATAACATGATTACCAAAGGGATGTCTGGTTATCGTGAAACAGTAGCGAAGCTGGAGAATCAGGCAACCCTGCGCGAGCGCGTCGATGCGTCTCTTAATACCCTGGGCAACAAATGGGAAGCCGCTGGCGGCTCCTTTACCAACGCCATGGCGAGCATCGGCGAAACCGTCGCACCGGTACTTAAAGATATTGCTGACTGGCTGGGTAATCTGGCGTCAGCACTGGATGGTTTTGTTAAGCGGCATCCGCAACTAACGGCAGCGCTGTTTAAGATTGTGGCGGTGTTTGCGGTTGTCGCTACTGCTGCAGGCATGTTGTCGCTGGCTCTGGCGTCCATTCTGGGACCGATGGCGGTGCTGCGGGTGAGTGCTGGGGTTCTGGGAATTAAGTTTGCCTCCGCTTTTGGTCTGATAAAGCAGGTGATTGGTGGTGCGGGCCAGGCGGTCCTCTGGTTAGGTCGGTTGATGATGGCTAATCCCATTCTGGCGATAGTTGGCCTGATTGCGATGGGAGCCATCTATATCTGGCAGAACTGGGAAACGCTGGGGCCGAAGTTTAAAGCACTGTGGGATGCCATCACGTCAGGGGTGTCAGTAGCCTGGACTGTGATTAAGCAGACCATAAGCAGCAAATGGGATGAAATTCTGAGTGATGTTGCCGCGCTGCCCGCAAAGTTTAAAGCTGTGGGCGGGGCGATCATTGACGGCATCCTGAGCGGTATCAATGAGAAGTGGGAAACGCTTAAGAGCAAGCTGGCATCGGTCAAAAGCTATCTGCCGGACTGGATGACCGGCGGGGACAAATCGCCAGGCGCACCTCAGCAGAAAGGGCCGGGCGGATTTTTCGCGGGGATGTATGACGGCGGCGGCTATATTCCACGCGGGAAGGTGGGCATTGCTGGCGAGAATGGCCCGGAGCTGATTAACGGTCCAGCTTATGTGACCAGCCGCAGGAGGACGGCCGCGCTGGCGTCCGTTGTCGCCGGAATGATGGGGGGCGCTATGCCTGCAGAGGCCGCCCCGCTTCATCCGATGAGCCTGCCGGCGGCCTCATATCGCCCTGCAGCTGAGAAACCAGCAGGTACGCGGCCGGTGTTCCAGTTTGAAACCCAGGCACAAATTATTATCCAGGCGCTGCCGGGGCAGAGTGCGCAGGATATTGCGCAGGAGGTAGCGCGACAGCTTGATGAGCGCGAGCGTCGTATGAGGGCTAAGGCCCGCAGCAATTTCAGCGATCAAGGAGGGTATGACTCATGATGATGGTCCTGGGCTTGTTTGTATTTCAGCTGCGCACGGTGCCTTATCAGCAGCTGCAGTATCAAAGGAACTGGCGCCATGTTACCAACAATCGCGTAAATCGCCGCCCGACCACGCAGTTTCTGGGGCCAGATAACGATCAGCTGACGCTTTCCGGCGTCCTCATGCCGGAAGTTACTGGAGGCCGGTTGTCTCTGCTGGCGCTGGAGCTGATGGCAGAACAAGGTAAGGCCTGGCCTCTTATCGAGGGTGGTGGGACCATCTACGGCATGTATGTGATTGAGAGCCTTAACCAGACGAAAGCGGAATTTTTCGCCAGTGGCGAAGCCAGGAAAATAGAGTTTTCGTTGGGGCTTAAACGGGTGGATGAGTCCCTGTCTGAAATGTTCGGCAGTCTGAGCGATCAGCTTAGCAGTCTGCAGGATTCTGCCGCCGCCGCAGTAGGGAACATCAGATCCACGGTAGGAGGATTGCTGCAGTGAGCGAGATGGCTGATTTACTCAACCTCGGAAGCAAGACCCCGGCCTTTCGGATCGTGATTGAAGGTAAAGATGCCACGCAGACGCTGGATAAACGTCTGCTGGGTATGACACTGACCGACAACCGCGGATTTGAAGCTGACCAGCTTGATCTGGAGCTGGACGACGCCGACGGCCTGGTAATTATGCCGCGTCGTGGCGCAGTGATTTCTCTGGCGCTGGGATGGAAAGGCGAGCCGCTGTACTCAAAAGGTAAGTTTACCGTTGACGAAATAGAGCATAGCGGCAGCCCGGACAGGCTGACAATCCGTGCCCGTAGTGCTGATTTCAGGGAAACGCTGAATGTCCGGCGTGAGAAGTCCTGGCACAAAACGACGGTGGGCGATGTGGTGAAAGACATTGCCGCGCGGCACAGCCTTAAAGTTGCTATAGGAAATGATGTTGCTGCGATGGCGCTGGATCACCTGGACCAGACCAACGAAAGCGACGCCAGCTTTTTAATGAAGCTGGCGCGGCAGTATGGCGCGATTGCCTCAGTCAAGGACGGTAATCTGCTGTTTATCCGGCAGGGGCAGGGGAAAACAGCAAGTGGTAAACCGTTGCCGGTCATCACTATTACCCGTAAGGACGGAGACAGCCACCGGTTTAGCTTGGCTGACAGGGGAGCATATACGGGTGTTATCGCTCACTGGCTGCATACCCGTGAACCGGAAAAGAAAGAAACGGCAAAGGTGAAGCGCCGCCGGAGGACGACAAAACCCAAAGAGCCGGAAGCAAAGCAGGGGGATTACCTGGTCGGAACGGATGAGAACGTGCTGGTTCTGAACCGTACCTATGCGAACCGCAGTAATGCAGAACGGGCAGCAAAAATGAACTGGGAGCGGCTGCAGCGTGGTGTGGCGTCATTCTCTCTCCAGCTGGCAGAAGGCCGCGCGGATCTCTATACGGAAATGCCCGTTAAGGTTAGCGGCTTTAAACAGCCTATTGATGATGCGGAATGGACCATCACAACATTGATGCACACGGTGAACCCGGATAGCGGGTTTACAACCAGTATCGAACTGGAAGTGAAGATTGATGATTTAGAAATGAGCTGATGAGGTTCACAAAATGGAAGTTATGTGTATCATTATGTGATTGAAATGTGCGGGGTGGGAGATAAATGTAATGATGAATTGTCCAAAGTGCGGCCACGCGGCGCATACACGGAGTAGCTTTCGGGTAACGGATCAGACAAAAGAGCGTTACTGTCAGTGCCAGAACATTAATTGCGGAACCACCTTCATCACTCATGAAACCGTAGTGCGTTACATCATGACCCCGGGAGTCATTGATAATGCCCCGCCGCACCCCACTGCCGCCGGGCAGGGGCATATGAATTTCTGA